TATGGCCCTGATCTGGTTGTACACGTTGTGACCCATCATCAGTGCGTAACTGAAACTGTCCCAACTAGTCTTGCCTTCCTTGCCGATCTTGTTTAAGTCACCATCTCCATACCAACACACATCGCCCATTGTGAGCCTTTCGCCCATTCCACTCTTGAATGGGAATGGTATTTTAGAACCCTTGAGCCTCTTGTCATCAGGAGCCTTGTCCATGACGAACGAGAACCTCTGTGGTGTGAACGAGTTGTATGTGTACACTAATCCGTTTGCAGTTGACAGGAACGCAGATGCCGAATCAAAACTGATCGTAAAGTTTGGGTTGATCAGTTTCCTGACCTGTCTTTGCACCTGTGTTAGATAGCACCCCCAGTCCATCTGTGATGTGCCCAGTACGTGCATCCAGTCCTTGCCGTCGAGTTTCTTCTCATCTCTCATTATTATAAGACGTTTCAGCATCACTTCCATGTCACACATGTTGATACCACCCATCGCCCAACCTTCGAATTCAAAGTCTTTTACTTGGTCATACCATATCTGTGCAGTATTCCAGTCGTCACCTTGTAGTACGTTTAATAATTTTGTTTGTCCTAGTCTGTTTTTTTGGAAGAACTTATTGTTGTATATTGTTCCGTCTAGTGTGTCTTGGAAACTTGTAAGTCCTGTTTTTGGACTATTAAGATCATCTGCCGCCCATGTGGGCACGTCCAGTGTCATTGCCCAGTCGCTTGTAAGTTCCAACCAGTTGAGTATGTCTGATCTAACTTTGTTTGCCTTGTTACCTTCGAAATCTTTCCAATCAAATTTTATCACACCCTTACCTATCTGGTATCCACCTGAGTCACCAACTATTGTGCTGAATTTTCTATCTCTTTCTACGCACATGGAGTCACGTTCTGGTGCCTTGTTTATGTCTAGACAGGCGTGTCCCGCCGAGTAAAGTGCCGTAGGATAAGTGAACATACCTTTTTCAGGATTGAGGAAGTTCATACCCTCTATGCCGTTTTCAAAACCTTTTGGTATTCTTTCTTGCTCAACATAGTTAGGATCTTTTCTCTGCTTTGAAATGTAGTTTGCGTAGAATCCTGATATCGCAGGCAAGAACACCGCAAAGTCTCTGCTGTGTTCTCCTAGGTGTTCTTGCTTTGCGTTCTTCGTCATTATTGCGCCTGTGCTGGTATGATGTATTGATACTTGCCCAATCCTGAATCAACCGAAACCTGCATCGCACCCTCGTTAGAGAAGTGTAATGTAACTTTCGCTGAATCAGACAGTTTAAGTATTTGTAGCACCTGTCCTACCGGCCAACTCCAACCTTTGTTAAGTGTTCCCTTAACATCAGTTGCAAATACAAACTCACCACCATGTGATGCTTGATCTCCAAAAGTGAAAATCAAGTTTCCATCTTCTGTTCTCACAACAAATGAGTTGTGTTCTGTGTTTGCTGTTGCCTGGAAGTTGAATCTCTGCACACTAGCCACTGAAGGTTCAATTTCAACGTCCCACTTAACACCTTTGAACTTTACGGTCTTAAGTTTCTCATTGATAATCTCAGCATTCATAAATCTGTAGTCATTCTTAAAGTCACCTTTTTCATTCTCAAAATGGATTCCTGTTGGAATGGTTGCACCGTTTCTCTCACCGGACAACACAGTTATGTTTGCCTTCTCCTTGTACTCTGGACACTTCAAGTGGATGTCTAACTTACCCATTTGAGGCATACCAAACGTACCAGACATTTCTGCCTGTGGCTTGTGAAAAGACCCTTGTAAGATCACAGATCTGTCTTCGGCCATAGAGTCGATTGCAGTTTCCTTATCGTCTCCGGTAACTTTAACAAGATCCAAGAATCCCAGTCCATGCGTATGTTTAACGATGTCTTTTAAGATGTCTATCATAATGTTCTTATTGTATAGTATATTTAGATCTTAGTCTAGTTTTATTTCTGACATTCCATAGAATACAGGATTTTGTTTACCAGGTTTCTGGAATATGGCGTAACTGGCACCAGGCCTGAATTGATTCATCTCTATAACTTTATAGCCTTCATCTTTAATAATCTGTGTCATCGCAGTCTTGGTATTATAGTTCCAGTAACCCCTCTTGGCTAGAGCTAGTTCTTGATCATAATGACAGTCTGCGTATTGTATAAAAACATATCCTCCTGGAATCAAAACTCTCTTGATATCTTGCAGGTATTGTTTTACATGTTTCTGTGTGAAGAACACGAACGTGTCCCAACTGAACACAAAATTGCAACTGTTATCTGGTACGTTTGCACAATCTGTGTGCTGTGTAGTAACAAACTTAAGATATTTGTTGTGTATTTGATGAAACAATGGCCTTATAACTTTCTCCCTGTTGCGTAGTATATCTAAGAAATAGTTAAGTCTCCATGCTCGAAAATCCTTTGAAAACATTCCATTGCCTGGCCCTATCTCCAGACTGTTGAACATGTTTGTCCTTGAAAACTGGAATATTTTGCTTTGCACTTGTTTTTGTGTAACAGGATCAACTGTGGGGACTTTTTTCTTTTGAATAATATCTCGATGAAACCATTCTGGGGTTTTGTCTAGCCTATTGATAATCATGCTGTTGTTAGCATCCACCGCCAATTCTAGATCCTTTAGTATTTTTAAATTAGAATCTATCAACTTTTGTAGGTCTTCCTTCTTGACCTTTTCTAGTTTTTCTATCAGTAATTTAATTTCCTCTATGCTCAACATCAGTGTATTTAGAATTCAAACAGTTTGTTAAATGTGTTACTGGTTTCAGTACTCTGTACGTCCCAACCCAGCACACCAATAAGATTGTCTATCTTTTGGTCAAGTATTGTTGCCTCCATGGCATCGCCATCAAAAGGTAATTCTTTGAACCATTCCGGTATACGCATCTCGTCTACAGGGTACGCAATACTTGTATAGCCTAATGGGTTGTTTTTAAGTTTACAGACAATTACTTTTGCACCATCCGTAATTGGCATAGAATACTTGTCACCGTACATCTCTCTGCATCTGTTCCAGTTCATACTGGCTCTTACGTGTCCAGGCATATTGGCTTTACCCTTAGACTCTTCAGCCTCTGTGTATTTGGTCATGTTGTTTGCTCTCTTGGGAGAACCTTTTTCCCAACCCGGCCTTGCTTTAAATTCTGCTCGGAACTCACTTATCCTATCTAATACATCTTTTTCATCCTTGCCTTGTAAAACCATGTACAGTATTTCACTCAAGAAGTCCTGTACGAACACAGGAGTGTCTGAACGTTTAAGATCGAGGCCCATGGCTTTCATTTTGCCTTCCTTGCCTTCTACATCTGTTCTTGTACCCTCTTTGTCATAGTACAACACGGCATATCTTTTCTTTGTTATGAACAATCCTTTAGATGCAACAAGTTCCCTACCTGCCGCTATCACTTCTCCACGTGTGATTGGCGTGTGGAATGCTTTGGTCATAAATGCTTTGAATGATCCGTTAACCTCATCTGATATTTTATCATATAGTGCTACAACTGAATCTTTTGTCCATGGGATCAATCCTTGATCTATTTCTTTTTTTAGCGTCTTGTGTGCAGTGAAATACACAGAGTCAGTGTCTCCGTACACAACACTCTCGCCTTTATGGTCATATTTGCCTGCTACAATTTCATTTACTTTACTTGCCATATGTTTTGTAATACATCTGCCTGTTAGTGTCACTGATTGTCCAATCCTTATGTCAAAAAATCTACAACCAGGATTTAAGATTGCACCATATAAACTGTTTAAATTAATTTTTTTAACAAGTTGTCTTTTATCCCAATACTCTCTTTCAATTTCGTTATCTCCACACTCACGCATTTTCTTTTGCATATCTTGTCGTTCTGCATACCAACGTTTCAGTAAACCTGGAATAATTGCTTCATACTCGTATGTGAATATTGTGCCGTTAGCACTTAACATCCATTTGTTGTTACCTTCAAACACTACGTCATACAGTTGTGCCGCACTCATCCTTACACTAGTCTTGTCCTCCCAATCCACAACAATTTCTGTACCTTTCTCTTGATTCATTACGGCTTGATATTCCCAACTGCCAAACTGACTGTCCCATGCCGCCGCAAATGATTTTTTTTGTAATTTTGCTCTATTAATTTCCGCTGAAGTTATCACAGGTCTTATCTGTCCTACGATTGTTTCAGGTCCCATGTTCAATGCTCTAATAACACTTGGATAAAGTGAGTTAATGTCAATTGATCCTATCCAATCATGTATGCCTTTCATTGGCGTTGCCACATAGGCACCAGCCGCCGGCTGATTCTCTTCGCCTTCTTTTTTGTATTTTCTTCCAGGCACCTGCATTCCACGTCTGTGTGTTTCGTTTACAATGGCCTGCTCTGTAACTGCTACAGCACCCATTGTTGTTTGTAGTAGTACAGTGTTTTGGTGTGCAATTTCATTAGCAAGTTCTATAAACTTCAATTTCTTTTCAAGTTTGGCCAGTAGTGCTGTATCTTGTCTGTTATATTCTATAAACAAACCAAAATCATTTTTGTATAAATTATCAAGTGATCCTTCGTATACAGTTTTCTTTTCACCTAGTTCGTGTTCACCAATAGCGTCTAGTCTAAAACTGTGTCTTTCCTCGTATGTGTATTTTCTATATAATTCTAATAAGTCTAAATGAACTCTGCCAACTAAATCAAAACTTAACTGTTCTCTGCCATACTTTTCAAAAACTCTTCTCTTAGGTTTCATACCCCAGAAACACAATCTTCTTGTGTCGTCTCCACTTAATACTTTTTGTATTCTACCTACTGTGTACGGAATATCATAACCTTCACTGTTCCAACCTGACAGTATGTCAGCATCTTCAACCAGTTGTAAGAAAGCATCTAGCATGTCTTTTTCTTTCTCAAACAACATTGTGTTGTCAAATCTTTTTGTAAGTTCCTCGGCATCCTTCATGCTGATTGTTTTTGGTGGAACTGCAAGTGTGACCAGTTGGTCCGTCCAGCTCATATAACAACTTATGGCAGTTATGGGCATGAACGGATCATCTGTTGTTGAATAACCTCGATCGGGATCGAAGTCTACTTCAATATCAAAAAACATAACATTCAGTTTTGGAGTGTCCTTACCTAAGTAGTTCTCTTCCAAACATCTGAACACAGGATTGATATCGTGTTCATAAAGTTGCTTGTTTGATCTTATACGTTGCTCTTTTATGAATTCTTTGTTTGTCTGACACATCACCCTCTGTAAAGGTTCTCCAGTCATACTTCTGTGTTTACCCCTTGCGTCCTCATAATAGAACACATATCTTGCGTCATACTCCACAAACACACGACCTTTTTTAGGATCACGTTCTACGACGTAAATCTTGTCCTCGTCTTTTTTAAATAATGCGTCTATGTAACTCATCCTACCACCAATAACTTGCTACGCCGTAACCGTAGACATTTATGATTGCAAAGTAGCCAGTGATCATCATTACAAATGCCGCTTCTCTTCTGTACGATGCATAACATTGTGTTACTGCTCCTACAAAGAACATAGGATACACGATTGTCATGTCTGGGTTAGTGGCTGTGATCGCTAATGTAAGGCTGGCCCCAACTGTGAATATGGCACTGACAAGTTCAAAATAGAACGCTGTCCTGTCACTTTCAAAACTGCGAAGCCAGAATGATCTGACTTTGTCTAACATTAAAGTTTGCCGGCTGTGTTTAGTATGCTCTCCAGCGTGTCCATTTCGTCAGCGATGTTCTGATAGTTGCCTTTGTGTGCAACTGATATCGCTTTGTTGATGAGTGCTGGTTTTAATTCTAATTCCTCTGCGATTGCTTTTACTGTGTCTTTTAATCCACCCTTCAAATCTTCTACTTCACCTAGTACCTGTGAACCCTGTGATATGATCTGGATTAATTTTTGCTTTTCAGCGTCGTTAAAGTTTCTTACTGCCATTTGTTTCTCCTGTTGTTGTCAACAGTATATAACAGATTTACTAACAATGCAAATTATTTTTATGAAGCAAAAAACTTATTTTTATTCTGTTTGGTAACTTTCCAATCATCTGGTTCATAATCATCATAAAAACCGTGTATCTTTCTCATGGTATACGGGTATTTTTCTTCATCCATGTAGGCTTTCATCCAAGATTTATATGAATTCTTCATTTTTGATTTAGTATTCAGCCATGCCTGCACTAAATCTACATCAAGCAAAGGATTTCTAGTTTCTAATCCAAAGTAACCCGCAATAAAATCTATTCTTGTGTTTACAAGTTGCTGTCTGCCATTAAAATTGTGCCACGGCCAGACTAGTTGTAGACTAGCAGGGAATGAACCGTTTGTTTTTGTCCACACATGTCCATTTCTTTGGAATTGCCAATCGTTGTAGATTTCATCACCACCGTTGCCGGTTATGATTACTTTTTTATTACTTTTAACAACATATTTTTTTAGTAAGTTTATTATGGCATTTACGCCCGGATCATCCCAAATGTCGTTTCTGGCCAATATACCATGGAACATTTTTTCTTTATCTTCTTGATGCCCTTTTAAGTTTGGAAGTATAACTGCTTTGTGAACAGTCATACGTTCTTTAATTGTCTCGATAACCTCTTTATCAGGATCACAAACACAATCCACTGTACCAAAAAGTTTGTGTGTGGCGCAATTAATTACACCTGAATCAAAACCACTGCTTAAAAGATTAGTTGTTATGTTTGGATTGTACCTATTCTCGATAGCCTTTTCAAATTTCTCAAAAACATAATCAAAGTGATCATTTTTCTGATCTAAATTGAAAACTTTGTTAGTGACTATCGAAACAGAAAAATCATGCCTATCAAGTATGTAAATTTTATTTCCATCTACACGCCATGAATTTTCGTGTTTTTGGCTGATTACGTTTGGTACACTTGCAACGGTAAGTTGACGTGTGTCTTTGTCATGATAGATCCATAAATTCCTGTTATCAAAATGGTCAACACCAAAGACAACATGTTTCTCTGTCACGTATACAAATGCATATTCGCCATTCAGTTGTCTAATTACGTCAAGTGTGTTATCTAGATTATCATCTAGACGATCACCTATCCATTTTGTGTCGTTTTTTTTGCCACTGTTGTAGGTCGATCCATTGTACAATAGGATACCAGATTTTGTATGATAAGGTTGTGCAGTGTTATTACCGATGGTGTTCAACATGCTGTGAGCAAAGTATCCTAATTCATTTTTAAGTTCTGTAAATCCTTCTGGACCTCGTCTTTTCAACATCTCGAGATCTGAAAAATCGTTGGAGTCTTGGGAGTATAATATTCCACACATGAGGAAAATATTTATAGTTAAGAAGTATTTGGATTATTATTTTGTGTCTTTTTGCACCGCTTCAGGGAATGGTTTGTATTGCTCTTCGTAAGTGTCACCGAAACTCATTCCAAGTATCTTCTCTCCGATCTCGGCAAGTGTGTATTCATCGTCAGCATTTCCAACACCAACTATCTTCTCGAGGTCACTCATCATCCCGCCTGTTATCTTTGATTTTTCCTGGAACTCACCGTGCTGGCTATCATCCCAGTCAAATTCTTCCTTGCCAAACATTTTTTCATACTGTTTGACCTCATTCTCTTCGTATCCGTCTGATGTGATTCCTGAGTCAGTGTTTGCCTTGACTAAACCACTTGGAAGTTCATCTCCGTTCTTGCCTGAATAAACACTGTATTTCTTATTCCACATCATTAATTGTTTGATCTGTTCCGGAGAAAAGTTTACTTTAGCATTTTCCTCGATGCCTGACAGTTCTTTAAGCCTGCTGAGATCGTCCTCGTGTTCTGATACTGATTCGTAGTCTGCTGGTTTGTCACCGCTCTCTAGGTCATCTGCCAGTTGGTCCAATGCCACTAGGCTTGGGTGTTCGCTCATGTTGGGATGGTTCTCCAGGTGTTGCTTGATGTTCCTCAACATGTCAACTACCTTTTCGTCCTCGCCTGCGTCTTCCTTGACCGCTGATTCGCCTTTTGATTTCAATTGAGCAATCATGTCATCGAACGTCATGTCGTCTTTGTTGTTCTTCAATGCGTCATCAACTATTGCCCATGCACGTTTTGTTAATTCTTCTCTTTCTGGAGTGTTGTCTGGTTTCATCTCGTCCACCATCCAATCAGCAATCTCGTATTTTACTGTTTCAGGATCCTTGCCCCACATCTGCGTGTGTTCTTTCCAGAAGTCTGTGATCTCGTAATACCCTGTGACTTTGCTTGGTTGCATGTCTTTCATTGCTTTTTCAACACGGTCGTCTTCCTGCACGTGTGCACCGCCCTGCATCTTTTCGTAGTGTTCCGCGGCCTCTTCTGGAGTTAGACCTAACTCATCAGCATGACTCATGAACTGGTCTTTGGTCATGTTCTGTGCCATGTTGGCGATCTTCTCACCTGCGTCTTCCTGCACCGGTGCGTTCACACCGTCGATCCTGTTCAGTATGCTTCTGATCTCTACCATTGATTCTGCTATGGTTTCTTGTCCCAACTGCATCTGTGTCTTGTCGTTTGTGAATTGTGTTGTTTTTGCCAAACCCCTGCTACCTGCACTTGCGGGTGACTGTATCTGTTTGCCAGAGTCCACGTGGCCTTGGTCAGTCATTGACACTTTAGCGTCTATGTATTTTCCGTAGTTGTAAGGAATACTGCTCATATACAGTATTTATTTTTTTTCTGCTGGGTCTAAATCGTTTGTAAACTTGTCTTCAGCGGGTAATTCTACTTCTTCACCCTCGTCAAAGTCTTTATCTAGCATAGGTACTTCGCCTGCTTCTTCGTCTTCTTCGTCGTCTTTTGACTCTGCGTCTTGTTTTACTAGATCATTTAATGATGGTTCTGGTGTGTGTGGTTCTTCCTTGTTCCTGTCGTAGTCCACCATGTCCTTAGTTTTCTCGTCAATTTGGTCTTCTTCTGGTGCTTCTGCCTTTTCTGCGTCTGCAATTATTTCTGTAGTTTCTGGAGTTTTGATAAGAATGCTTGATGATTCTTCATTGTAAACTGCTTCATTGTCTGAGATTGTGTTGTAAAGTTCCACAAGTTGAGAATCTTCTGCGTTTTTAACATACTCTGCGATATCCTTTGTGATAACTTCTCTGAATCCTTTTGAGTCATAAGTCTGTTCTTCTTTTTGTTCTGTTTTAAGTTCAGCCAATTGTGCTTCTAGTTCAGCAATTTTTTCTAACCTGTTTACTTCTTCATTAACTACTTTCTTGATAGAAGTAGCAATAGAATCGTCAGCGTCAGATTCTTTGATCGCTTTAGTGATGCTTGATTCTGTTTTAGGTTCTTCTGTTATGGATTCTACTAATTTTTCTGCTTCTGGCGATACTTTAGTTGGTTCAACATATTCCTTGATACCAGCCAACTTGGCAATATCCGCCAATGATATGTCTTTGTCATCAAGAACTTTTGGAGCCTTGCCAGCCGCTTCCATTAAAGATGCACGTTCTTGCTCGGGTGTCATATTACCCATAGCATTCAATCTTGCTACTAGGTCTCTGAAACTGTTATCTGCTGATTTTTTCGTGCTCATATGAGTTATT